TAAAAATAAAGAAGAATTAATAGATGAAATAATTGCTATCTGTAAGGCAAATAAAGATAATGATTATTGTTGTACTTATCAATTAAAAGATATGATTGATAATTCTTTTAAAATTTGGGGTTATTAAAAAATTAAGTCCACAACTTAAAATTGTATTGAAAAATAAAAATAATATACTTACTAATGCACAGGCGAACAGGCGACCAGGTAATCACCAGCTCAACACAGCTCTTTAGCAGCTTAAAACCAGCTTAACTTTAGGTCCAGAACAGCTCAATGAACAAGCGATCACAGGCGAGATTACAGGCGAATATTGACTTGTACGGAAAATTACACTATATACAACTTATGGGAGTGCCAAAACAATTAACCGAAAGACAGATGAAGTTTGCAGAACTTTTAATCTACAACGAAGGTAGAAAAAGTCCAGCTGAATGTGCGCTGGAAGCAGGCTACAAAACAAGACCAAGGCAGGCTGCAAGCGAGCTGCGAAATCCTAGAATATCTCCATTAGTGGTGAAATATATTGGTGAGTTAAGAGCAGAGGTTCAGGAAAAGTATGGCATAACATTTGAAAGACACTTAACAGAACTTGCAAAACTACGAGATGATTCAGCTAAAAAAGGTGCGTGGTCAGCTGCGATTAATGCTGAAGTAGCTAGAGGAAAAGCAGGTGGATTATATGTAGATCAAAAACTTGTGATGACAGGTAATCTAGATCAGTTAAGCGAAGATGAGTTACAGGCGAAGATGAGACAAATCTTGGACGATCACAAAAATTTAATTAATATTACCCCAGAAGAAGAGATAAAAGAATCAGTAATAGAATCAAACCTTGATAGTGATTCAATTCAGAAATAATTTTATTATATAATCTTCTTGGAAACTTTTTTATTAGTGCCCACTTGTTTATAACTGTTTTGTATTCCGTTAGCATTTGGTCCTTTCCTTGGTGGAAGTTGATCCCATTTTACATTGGGCATGTTCTTTGTCAATGTAGGATTAAAAATCCTGTTAAAGTTTTCTTTGTATAAATCATTGGTAGGTCTTGATCTACCATCATAATTAAATTTTTTATTTTTCATTTATTTTTTCCATACGTACTATACACCCTTTTGGGAATACATTTCTATCACTAAATAATTCATCATTAACTTCATAGCTTGCAAAAGTTCTAACATTTTTTTTATCTTTGTTTAAAAGATATGCATGAGTTATCATTTCAGATGGCATAAAACCTTCTGCAGTATGTAAGTCTGCGTGCCCACTATCCCCGGTGATATCCAGCCACGTGATTTTGTAGAAGTAATATCTCTTTTTCTTAATAACAACAGATTTGTATTTTGATTTTTTAGGACTTTTGGGCATATCTATTTATACTATAAGGGAAATTTTAGGGCAAAAAAGTTTTTATAAAAACCAAAAAATCTTCCGCGCGCAGAGTGCATTTAAAATAACTAGCCAATACCAATGCTTATTTGACCTTGCCAGACCAAAAACATCAAAAAGCTAGTAATACCAACAAACTTGCCACTGTAAAATCTGCCTTGGCAGGAGCTGTGGCAGGCTATTATCTGCTAATACCAACACTTCCAATCGATTTTTAGCCTCCTTGCCGCCTTGCCGCCCTAAAAAAATTTTTTATTTTTAAAAATAAAATTACCCTAGAATTTCTCTTACACCGTGGCAAGTACATTAGAATAATTCTAATCTTTGAACCTTTTAGTCCCGTTTGCTATGATCTTCTTAATCCCCGGTCCACTGATCTCGATCTCCGCATAGGATTTCCAAGCTCTTTTCATCAAGTTGAGCTCTAAAATGAGCGCCGACCATTGTTTAGGTGTGATTTGTTTACTTTGTATTATTACCTTTTTCATAATTTTGTGGTGGTCTTCACTCTCGCTACTAACCACCCCTTCCCGTGGAAGATATTAACTCTGTTTATAAGTCGGTGATTTAAATATTTTTAAACTTTCCGTTTTTAATACTATTCTTTTAGGTTCTGGTGAGTTGATTAGTTTTGTCTCTTGCAGCTCTACTCTTCTAACGGCTTCTAAATGTCCATCCATTGTTTCAATATAAATTGGACAATCTGATATGATTGTGCCTTTTTCATTATTGGTAAACTTACCTAATATTTGTTGAAAGTCCCTGATTCTCATTTTTTTCCTCCTTTGTTTTATTTAAATGCTCATTGTATGGATCGGGCTTTGATACTTCCATACTCTGAATTCTTCTAGCGTATGTTTTAACTAAAGCATACCACTTGTCTGTCCAGATTTGTTTCATACCTGGATCTTTAGCATTGTGGACTGCATTAGCTAAATTATTCATTTTGTCCATCATCGTCTTTACTTCCTTTTCTTTGCTCATAGTATTGATTAACCCTCCTTAAAAAGTCGTGTTGATATTGTTGGAACTTAACTCCTTCTACAACAAACTCTTGATAATAATTGTCCTTACTACACATCATCACTACACCTTTATTGATAGAAGTTTTGTATACAAAATTGTGAGCCATAGCATAGGCTGCTAGCTGTAAATAGTAATCCCCGATCCACTCTTCTCGCTTCGGTTTATTCGTTTGTTTAAAATCACAAATTGCATCTTGACCCTTATGAACTGCCACTAAATCCGTAGCGCCCGCATAGAGCCCAGGATAGTACAAAGTACATTCTGTGCCATAATACTCCGTTAAATTGCATAGACCCTGCTCTATGACCCTTATAGCCATGTTATGAGCCTGTTTTCCGACGTTGGTAAGGTCTAAATATCCCTCCTTCAGGATATATTTCTCTAATATCTTGTGCATCGCCGTTCCACGATTAGCGCTTTCAGCTGTAATTTTAGCTGCCGTGTCTTCGCCCACTCGTGCCCTCCAAGCTGCAAGACTATCTTGCTTTTCTTGTGGTTCAGTTGCTTTTAAAATCGTTGTCACCGATGGTAATTTCCATTTACCATTATTAATATCATAGTGTCGTTGACCATCTATTAACTCCCTTTTAGTGGTAGGATAGATGTATCTATTATTGTGCTTCATTCTTCCCCTTTATAAGTTGTTTAAGTATCGTAGTTGTTGGATTAAAGTCATAATCACTATGACTACAATTAGACAGTAAAACTAATATTACCAAATATTTCAAACTCTTCTCCTTCTTCCAAAGATAGTTCTCCAGAACCAAGATCTACAAATACTTATTGCAGTAAAGATAACTGCGATATGGAAACTTTCCAAAACAGTTGGGTATAATCCAAAAAATGGAAATATAAATAACTGTATCATTGTCGATAGGATTAATCCACTACCGACATCGATACACGTTTCAAATAAATTTCTCACTTCATACCCTTAATCAATGCATATCCTATTTCTTCGACGATTTTCGGGACGATAGAATTTCCCAATGCTTTAAGTCGGTGTACTCTGCCGGGTATCCCATAAGCCACTCGACCCACGTCGGGTTCAAACTCCCAGTGATTCCCTTCTGTCGTAATCGATTGGGTAGTTGAGAGTTGTGTCTCGGTTTCTCCTCGATATGTTTCAGACTGTTTTGTCCTTTGTGATCTCTCGCCGTTGGTGTCGGCCACATCTCCACGGCTGCCGTCAAGTTGTGTTGCACGGCTGCCCTCACTCCCTTCCTCTTGATCAGAGTATCTAGTTTCTCTTGACCTGAAGCTTTCGGTGTTGGCCACATCCACTTCTTTAATCTCGGTGGACGCAATGTTGTGCCGTTCATCATCGCTTGTGCTTCTTCCTCCGTCAGTTCCCCTGCTTCGACTTTCCGTCTCATAATCATTGTCTGACCCTCCGATGCGTGTCCGAACCCCTTCGTCGTTGGCGTTGGCCACATTGATTTCGGATCTTGTTTCCATTCGATCGAGTGAAGAGCTGTCATCACGTTGTCGTATTTGATTGTCTTCAAGTGAGGTTTGATCTTCTCCCAATCCTCGATGCTCGGATGACTGAACCCTGCTTTGTCTCGTCTGAACCAATGTTCGATTGTCGTCTTTGTTATCCCTGTCTTCTCGAATAGTTCCTTGACCGATGTCTGTTCCCTCATGTAATCCACGAACTCCTGTTGCTCTGGAAGATTCTTCCTCGTCACCATTTCGTAGTCCTTGTATTGTTCCATCAGTTCTGGGTTGGATCTGATCTCCTCGACCATCACTTCGTCTGCTAGAGTTATCTGTATCCTCGCTCCCGTTGCTCGAAGATTTTTCCCCTGTAATAGTTTCGTTGCGTGCTTTAGAGAATCCTCTTTCGAATCCATTGTTGTTGGAGTTCTCCACACTCTCATATCCGTTGTCGCCGTTCCGTATTTCACTTGTTCGGCTAGACTTCCTGGTGGTACTGTGTTCCGTCCTATACTCTTCCTGTATTCTTCTCTCCTCTTCATCGCTTCTGGAGATCTCTCGTCTCTCATCGTTGCCGATGGTGTCAACCAAAGTTGCGATGAACCAGATTCTTTCTCTTCGGTGGGGAGCACCGACACCTGCAGCTGGAATATTGAACGCTTGGACTTCGTATCCTTCATCTTCCAAGTTAGTGCACACAGTTTCGAAGACCATGCCGTCTTGGATGTTAACAAT